ATCGCGGGCAGAATGAGGAGAATCTAACGACGAAGGAGGTCATACAAGGACCTCCTTCCTGGTCCCCGATGTTGGTGGCATCGGGGTGGAGGCCGTCGCGTGAATTCGGAGTTGCTCGGCTGGCTTGCGGCTTGCTGTAAAGACCCATTGGCCTTTGTGATGGGCGCCTTCCCATGGGGTGAGCCGAATTCTCGCCTTGAGCACTTCTCGGGACCCGAGCCTTGGCAACGAGAAATCCTCACGATGATACGTGACGGCCTCCCTTTACCGAAGGCAATTCAACTTGCAACAGCATCGGGGCACGGCGTTGGAAAATCCGCTCTGGTTTCTTGGCTCATACTTTGGGCGATGGCCACCCGCCCTGACACCAGGGGCGTCGTCACCGCCAACACAGAAACCCAACTCAAAACCAAAACCTGGGCCGAACTTGGAAAGTGGTTCTATCTCTTCCTCGGAAAGGAGCACTTCTGCCTTGCCGCAACAGCCATCTACTCGCGTGACCCTGAGCACGAGCGAACGTGGCGAGTGGACATGGTCCCATGGAGCGAGCGAAACACAGAGGCTTTTGCCGGGCTCCATAATCAGGGTCGCCGGATACTCGTGCTTTTTGACGAAGCCTCGGCCATCCCAGACATTATATGGGAGACTACGGAGGGGGCTCTTACTGATAAGAATACTGAAATCATATGGTGTGTTTTCGGCAACCCCACCCGCAATACTGGTCGTTTCAGAGAATGCTTCCCGGGGCATCGACATGGCCACCTATGGAAGACTTATAAGGTCGACTCTCGAACTATTTCATTTACCAATAAAGATCAAATCCAAGCTTGGGTCGATGCCTACGGAGAAGACTCCGACTTCGTAAAAGTCCGCGTTCGCGGCGACTTCCCATCGATCGGCGAGCAGGAGTTCATCTCGCTCACCATGGTCAATGAGGCCATGATGCGCGAGCCGCAGATGTTCCTACACGAGCCCCTCATCATCGGCGTCGATGTTGCGCGCTACGGTGATAACGAGTCGGTCATCTTCATCAGAAAGGGTCGCGATGCCCAGTCCCACACCCCAATCCGACTGCGAGGTGTTGACGTTCCCAGTCTCGCCGGTCGCGTTGCTGAGGCTTATCAATCGCTCCGCGCTGATGCAGTTTTCGTCGATGGTGGAGGTGTCGGCGGCGGTGTGGTCGACTGCCTTCGCAACCTCCATGTTCCATGCTTCGACATTAATTTTGGCAGCAAGCCAGATAACTTCGGATTCTCTACAGGTACAGAGGGACACCGTTACGCAAATAAGCGCGCTGAGATGTGGGGAGCAATGCGAGAATCAATCTGTGATGGCCTCGCCCTACCCGATCTTGCCGAACTCAGGGAACAACTTGTAGGCCCTACCTACGCTCTCGATCTTCAAGGTCGAATTCTCTTAGAGAAGAAAGATGACATGCGAAAGCGCGGCCTCGCCTCTCCTGACATCGCTGACGCTCTTGCCTTGACCTTCGCCATGCCGGTCATGGCCCACGAATTCGCCGGTGGTCAGCACAAAGTCACTTCCCCAGTCGACTGGGATTACGACCCTATTGCCTTAGCCGCCCCACTCGAGAGCATGAAATCCGAGTACGACCGTAAGATGGAGAACTGGTAATGTCCTTCCACTTCGGTGGGGGCGCAGCCCCTCCACCACCACTTCCACCTCCAGTACCACCGCCGCCCAACCCGCCTATGCTCGGCAGCCAGCAAATGAAGCCTCAAGGCTCGGCTGCACTCAACCCTATGTCAGGCTTCGCAGGCACAGTCCTTGGATCCGATGTCGGCCTTAACGTTTCCGGCAAAACCCTGCTAGGACAATAGCCATGTCAGACCAATTCCAATATCCATCTAAGTCCGTCCTTGGTGGAATGTCTTCTGCTGCTACAGCACCGGGAGCGGTCCCCTCGTCGCCCGATGCTATGGGTGGCGAGGGGCCTGCTCCTCCCGCTGGCCCCGTACCCACAGACCCGATGGCCGCCGCCCAACACCACATGAAGCACGCCGTCCATCACATGGGCCGCGTCGCCCACCATCTTTCCCGAGCAGGTAAGGGAGGGAAGAAGAAATGAGTATCGCCGTTCCCTTCGACGCTCGGTCGCACCCTAGCCCTGACCGGCCTAATCCTTATTTCGAGAGAATGGCGGCCGACGAGGCCAAAGCACAACTCAAGAACCGATCGATGTTACACTTCGATCGCCCTATCACCGAGCAAATGCTAAAAGAAACCGACACGAAGAGAGCCCAGCCCAGTGGCCGAAGAGAAGCCGAGCCCACACGAGAACTACCGACATCCGACTGAGCAGGAGTTGGAGTTACGCAAGACTATGGACGGGCGCCTTCTCGGCCTCCGCGTAAACCGCTATTCATGGTGGACACATTGGCGAGACCTCGCGGACTATATACTCCCCCGACGTTACAAATGGCTGATTACCCCGAATATGATGGCTCGCGGGAGTCCAATAAATGGCCATATCCTCGATTCTACCGGTACTCTGGCAGCAAGGAACTTAGCCGCCGGGATGATGACTGGCTGCACGGACCCGACGAAGCGATGGCTACGCCTGAGAGTGGACGAGATTGATTCAACACAAACCAACCCCATCTCGCTATGGCTAGCCGAATGTGAACGCATCCTCTTCCTGATCTTCCAACAATCGAACTTCTACAATGCGATGGCTACGCTCTATTTTGACCTCGTGGTTTTTGGAACCGCCATCCTCATTATTTATGAAGATTCTGATAGTGTCATCCATTGTTATAATCCCTGTGCTGGTGAGTACTATCTTGATGTTGACGACAAGCTTGAGCCATCGGTGATGTACCGCGAATTCACCCTAACCATCTCGCAAGTGGTCGAGAAGTTCGGAGAAGAAAATGTCTCCCCTGGAGTCTGGCGACAATGGAAAGAAGGCGGGCCAGCCCTTACCAGAGAACTCATCATCGCCCACGGAGTCGAGCCTAACCACAACGCCAAGAAATACGGTATCCCAAACCACTTCAAGTGGCGAGAGTGCTACTGGGAGTGGGGAGGCTCAACCTCCCCACAGGGTGGTGCTGCCTTCTCGCCGGGTTTCCTACGTAAGCGGGGCTACCATGAGAGGCCGTTCACCGGCGCTAGGTGGGACTTGGTCGCTAATGACGCTTACGGCCGATGTCCGGCTATGGACGCGCTTGGGGATATCCGACAACTTCAGCATGAGAATCGCAGGAAGGGGCAGGCGATAGACAAGCTTGTCAATCCTCCCCTGATCGCTGATGTCCAACTCAAGAACCAACCAGCTTCGCTCTTGCCCGGTGGCATCACTTATATCGCTGGGATGATGTCACAGGGTCGTCCTGGCATGGCTCCCGTCTATACAGTGATGCCACCGGTCAAGGAGATTATGGAGGATCTGAATGAAGTTCGAGACCGAATCAAGCGAATTTTCTACAACGACCTCTTTCAAACCATCTCCCAATTCGAAACTCGCTCGAACGTCACAGCTACTGAAATCGATGCACGACGTGCTGAGGCAATGGTCATGCTTGGACCCGTCCTCGAGAGGCTTGACAAAGAAGTACTTGCTCCGTCTGTCGAAAGAACTTTCAAGATTGCTCAACGAGCTGGAATAATGCCGCCCGCCCCAGCAGAAGTCCAAGGCATGGCGATGAATATTCAATTCGTCTCGATGCTCGAACAAGCCCAATCAGCTGCTCAGGCGTCAGGCATTGAGCGGCTGTTCGGCGTTGTCGGCAACCTTGCTGGCATAGATCCACAAGCTGCCGACAACGTCGACATCGACTACGGTCTCGAAAAGATGAATTCCCTGCTCCACAACGATCCCAAGCTAATTCGCTCTCAGCAGCAATTGGCCCAGATCCGTCAGGATCGCCAGAGGCAACAGCAACAAGCGCAGCAAGCCGAGATGGCCGAGAAGCTCTCTAAGGGTGCTTCCAATCTGGCCAATATTGACGTCGGTGGTGGTCAAACCGCCGCTGGCGCTATGATGGGTGCTGGTGGGCCATGAGTGAGGTTTATAATGCAGCTAATCGTGCACATATCAAAGCCGCTACTAAAGCTGCTCGGCTCGCTGACCAACAGCGTCGTGAGATCATATCAGGGATTATGTCGGTTGCTTCGGGCCGGGCATGGGTCCTCGACCTCCTCGAACTCTGCCACATCTTCTCAACCTCCTTCCAGTCCAACGCTCTTCAGATGGCCTTCGCAGAAGGAGAAAGGAACGTCGGACTCCGACTCCTCAACGACGTAATGAGTTCTTGTCCAGATCAATATGTAGAAATGATGAGGGAACGCAATGCCAGAGACACAACCGCCGACGCCCGCCGCCGCGCAGCCCCAGCCGACGACGCCATCCCCGACGACGACTCCGCCGACGACGACCCCACCGCCCTCGGAAACATCCGCACAGCAGGCGAAGCCTGAGGATGCAACCGAAAGTTCCGCCACTGGAGAGCCTAGTCTTCTATCGGAAGAAGCCAAGGCTCCACCCCCTAGGCCCGGGGCTCCAGACGCTTACGACTTCAAGCCACCAGAAGGATTCGACCTCGATGAAAAATCAATCGAAGAAGTCACTCCCATCTTCAAAGAGCTCGCCCTCTCCAACGCTGAAGGGCAAAAGCTCGTCGATCTCTACGCCAAAATCTCCCGTGAAGCAGCAGAAGCTCCGGTCAAGTTCTGGCGAGAAACACAGCAAAAGTGGTTAGACGAAGTTCGTGCTGATCCCGAAATCGGAGACAAAATCGAGCTCGTCAAGACGACGGTGAACAAGGCGTTAACCACGTACTTATCACCGACTGAAGTAGCGAAGCTCAAATCGGCCCTAAACTATACTGGCGCTGGTAACAACCCAGATATTATCCGCGCCCTGTTTAAGCTAACCTCGCCACTCGTCGAAGGAGGCGAAGTGCGAGGAGGTGGCCCAGTTGAGGTTCGAGCACCCAACGCAGCCTCTAGGCCAACAGCCGCCGAGGCGATGTTCCCCAGTCTAGCACAGCGAGGATAGCATGGCAACCATTGCCGCTACCGCACTAACCTATGCCGATTGGGCCAAGCGTCTTGATGACAACTACAAAATCGCGACGATTATCGAGATCTTGTCCCAAACGAACGAAATCCTCGACGACATGATGGTCGTCGAAGGCAACCTCCCAACCGGTCACAAAACGACTGTCCGAACGGGATTGCCACAAGCAACATGGCGCTTGCTCAACGCAGGTGTCCCGAATGCGAAGTCAACGACAGCCCAAATCGTCGACACAGTAGGTAATCTCGAAACCTACTCAGTGATCGACAAGGACATCGCTGACCTCAACGGCAACACAGCCGAATTCCGCCTTTCAGAAGTAAAAGCCTTTCTGGAAGGTATGTCCCAACAGGTGGCCCAGACGTTGTTCTATGGAAACCAGTTCGTCAACCCCGAACGCTTCACAGGCTTCTCCCCAAGATACTCCACAATCACGACCGCCAACTCCCAGACGGCCTATAACGTCCTCTCGGGATTGGGCGCTGCCAACGTCAATACCTCCATCTGGATTGTCGTCTGGGGAGCAGACACCTGCCACGCGACTTTCCCCAAGGGCAAGATCACTGGCCTCCAACACCGAGACATGGGAGAGTGGCCAGTCCTCGACGCCGCAGGTAACACATATCAAGCTTATCGGGACCACTTCAAATGGGAAATAGGCTTGGTGGTCAGAGATTGGCGTTATATCGTTCGTATCGCCAACATCGACGTTACCCAGCTGACCGGCGTTAGCGCGGCGAACCTTATCAACCTTCTAGTTCGAGGCTTGTACAGGTTGCCTACCGCTCCAGTTGCCGCGACCACGATTCAGACCTCCGACGCCCCAGAAGTTCGGGCTAACATGGGTCGAACGGTCATCTACGCAAACCGCGTAGTTCGCACCTATCTCGATCTCCAAGCGATGAACAAAACGAACGTCCTGCTTCGCATCGAAGAGTTTGATGGGAAGCCAATCACTACCTTCCGCGGTATCCCAGTCCGCACTTGCGACGCTCTGGCGAACAACGAAGCCAACGTCACCTGAGAAAGGATAGATCATGATCCTCGACAACCAACTTATGTTCACTGGCACGTCGAATGGTGCGACCGCAGGTATCACCTCGGGCCTCTACACCGACGCGCCCACAACTGGCACTCAGAATAGCTCGAATATCATCGACCTCCATATCGCAGCCGCCTCGCTTTGGGCACCAGTCTTGGCCTCTGGCCAGGGCGCACGCGATCTTGGCGTCGGTGATGACCCAGCGCTGAAGATGCTGATCCAAGTCACTACCGCATTCGCCGCTGGAACCTCCCTTCAAGTCGGCCTCCAAGGTGCACCTGACAACGGGTCCGCAGCCCCAGGTGCATGGACGACTTGGTGGCTATC